CAAGGTATGGAAAAACGATTATGATCTAATGGATATAACCATCCTTAAACAAGGACAGTTTACTCAGGTTAAGCCTGGAGAGTATCACCAGTTCGAGGCTGTAAGAGACACTGTAGCTTTTGAACTTTACTGGGCAGAGTTTGATCATGGAGATATAGAAAGAGAGAATGTTGGCAGTTCTTAATGAGAAACAAGAGAAGTTTGCTCAAGCATATGTTCTTCACAGAAACGCAACTGATGCAGCTAAGACTGCTGGCTATGCTCCAAAGTCAGCATACAACCAAGGTTATAGACTTCTACAAGATACAACAATTCTGGAGAGAATAGAAGACTTAGAAAGAGAACTTGAAACCAGTGTTAATGTAATAGAAGAAATAGAAAATCAATATGCTTTTGCTAAAACTCAAGGACATACAAACAGTGCAATCAAAGCTTTAGAACTTTTATCTAGAGTTAGAGGCCATAAAAGTGATAAAGATAAAGAGATAAGTAGAGAAGATTTACAAGCATCTATTGTTAGAACAATGGAAATACTTGGACAAGAAGAAGTAAATAAGTTGGTAAAGAAATGTGAGTTTGATTAATGAACGCTATAGTGACACTTACAGAACGAGCAAAAGACTATATGAAAAGTGTATGTGAAGGTGGATATATAACTCTTGGTGTAAAAGGCGGGGGGTGTTCAGGATTTAAATATGTATGGGGATTGTCTCCAGAGACAACCCATGAACGCATACAATGGTCTAAGCCTATAGAAGGTGTATTATTATTAGATCCAGTAGCTGAACTTCATATCTTAGGAAGTAAAATAGATTACGTCGAGGAACTTGGAGGAAGTTTTCTAAAGGTTGTAAACCCTACAGCAACCAGTCATTGTGGTTGTGGGGAAAGTTTTGGTGTTTAACTTTCCTTTTTAATTATTGAAAGGAGAAAATTTATGAGCTTCAATAGTCCTATGTGGTGGGTAGAAGATGAGACATCTTTAAATTTTAAAGAGTATCAAAAATTAGCCCAGACTACTAAGCTTTATCCAGACACAACAAAGATATGGTATCCAACATTAGGCTTATGTGGTGAGGCAGGAGAGGTAGCAGAAAAAGTTAAGAAGTTTTTTAGAGATGGCACCTCAGAAGAAGAATTTAAAGAGGTTGTCAAAAAAGAATTAGGGGATGTCTTGTGGTATATCCAGGCTCTAGCTACAGACTTAGGCTTCTCACTAGAAGAAGTAGCTCGAACTAATATAGCTAAATTAAAGGATAGACAGAACCGAAACAAGGTACATGGGGATGGAGATAATAGATAACCTCAAAGATAAAGATTTATATCTACATATCTTTGATAGATATGAGGTATGGTGGGAAGACACAACCAGCCACAGTGAGTGGCAGCAGATAACAGAAGCAAAAAAAGATAAGCCTGTGATCTGTTTTACTGAAGGATATTTACTTCATAAAAATAGAGATGCTTATATTTTCTTTATGTCCATCTGTTCCGCAGAGGAGATAGGGGACCAGATAGTTATCCCTTCAAAGAATATTAAGAAGTTAACCAAAACAGGGAGCAGAAACTTCCTAGCCAAGGAATTTGAGTACGATACCTACAAAAAAGTACCCAAACCCCAAAAACAACCTCCTCAGAAGCTCCCTGAGTAGGGAAAGAGAAGTTTTTGGTATGATACATCAAGAAATTCAAAACCTCGTTAGCGAGGCTTACAGAGCCTTACAGAGGGTAGTGCTAAAATCTATGCAGGAGGGTGCTTTCCATTGTGCATATCGTATAATTTAGAAACATCTTGCATTAACATCTCTACCTCTGCTTCTATGTGTCCTCTTCTTGTATGTTCTTTAGCCAAATTATTTGGACTTAGTATACCAGATAGAATAAGAAGCTGATTTTTCATTACAGCGATACTATTATCGTTCTTATCTAAGTCTCTCCCATGCTCTGTCATTTTGATCTTCATAGAATCCTGATTTTCTTTTAAGGTTTTGACTTGGGATTTAACCAAAGCCCACGCTCCAGACAGAGAGGCTATCACAGCCCCTATCTGAAAAAGCATTCTTCCATCTAGTTCCAATTTATGTATAGCTCCAGATCCAAGGTCTTGGATGCGTATCGCTGTTATCCATATCATCTAAGTGAACAAACCTTGTACATCTATTTCCTCTTTGAGAGATTCCTATTCCTGTCATACCGTTCTTTATACCTAATCTTATTATCTCATATGCTTCTGTACCGAAACACTGGATGTCCACCGCCCTTCCAAAAATATGAGGAGAATTTTCTGCTCCTCCCGCTGTAACATTGTAAGTTATATTTCTGTAAGCAGAACTTAAAATGATTGGCTTATTAAATTCTTCTCTCAGGGATACAAGCTTTTCCATAAAGGAAGAGTTCATGTTCCATTCACCAGTCCCTTTACATCTTAATTCTTTTTCGCTGAAATATTTCCAAGACATTATCTGGTTCCTGTCGTTTCTCCTTTAAAACTCCTATAAACATTCATTAGATCGTGCATAGATTCTTGAAGAGGGGGAGGACTTCCTCCCTGCTTCTTTGTATCTCTGATCCATCTTTTAATATGTTTACTTACTGGTCTAGGCGGTTCAAATCTGCCTCTAAACATTGCTCTCAACATTTTTTTATCTAAAGGATTTCTAAATTTACCGTCTCTTTCAAGAACATTTATAATATCTCTGTCACTCATACCTGTACTTCTTGCATGATCAACAACATCAAACATCTCTTTAGAAAGAGAATATTGTTTTTCCAAAGATTGTGTATATCCACGCAGAAGTTCTTGTGCGTTCATTGGAGATTGTTCTCTTATCATATTATTAAATATATTTTTTGCATCTCCCATATCTGCTTTTAGATCTGCTAATTTATATCTTAAAGAAATTTTTATATCATAATGTTGTGGTTTAACCCCAGTCATTCCCAATATTTCATCTGAAAGCTCCATCTTTCTTAAAGTTTTTCCTCTTGCTACTCCATATTCTTTTCCTTCAGGTTTTCTAGCTGTTGCAGTATATAAATCTCTTGCATCTTTCATAAATCCTGGTTCAAAAGGTTCCAAGAATGTTAAGACTTGTGTAAGTGTTTTTTGTTCTAGAGTCATTGCTTCTGTATTTATAGGACGACCATATTTATCTCGATTACGCATTAGATCAACTATAGCTTCAGCCATCATAGATGGCCCCAAAACTTCTTTTAACGGTTCATACCACACTTCTTTTATAGAATCCAAAACTTTTCCATCAACATCTTCACCTCTATTTAAAGCATCAAATCCTGCCTTTATAGGATCAGCAAGTCTTGCCCAAGGATTTATATAACTCATATTTACTCTTTTTCCTTCTCCATTAACAGGAGGATCAGAATAAAAAAACTGCGCTCCTTTATCAAAAGGAGCATTAAAATATTCAAGTCCTTCTCTCTTTGTATATTTCTCTCCAGGTTCTTTTTCATCCATTCCTATCATGGTAGATGAAGTATAAGCTAAAGCTGGAGCAGCAGATTGTGCAGCTATAAAAGATCCTGCTCTTCGTAGTCCTACATTAAATCGCGCCCTTCCTCTTTGTCCACCACTCTCTCGTAATAACTGCATTCCTGTCTTCATATCGTTAAAAGAAGTTCTTATAATATGAGATTGAGTTCTTATAAGTTCAGTTGTAAAAGCAAGAAAGTCTGCTGCTGGAGCAAGTCTTGCATAACGCACAAACTGAGGAACTCCTCCATAATTTTGCATATGTTTCAGTACGTTGTCTGCTGCAAGTTTATCTAATGCAGTTATCTTTACAGGAATACCATCTCCAGATATAAATGATAATGAGTCTATAACCTCATCTGGGTCCATACCCTCATCAAGCATAACTTTTCTATACATTCCTTTTTCATTTTCAAAAGCAAACTGTTTCCAGACATCATCTCCTGCTTGATAAAATTTAGTAGCTTTTATATTAAGACTTGAAGCTTTCTGTTTTAATTTGTCTTTTTCTCTAAATATACCAGACTGTAATGATAAAAGAGAATCTGGTTTTCCAGCAAGCCTTAAAACTTCTCTTATTGTTTGTAATTCTATACCACTTTGAAGATACCCTAATGCAATTCCTTTTTCTACTTCTGCTCTAAGTTGTGCATCAGGATATCCTGCCAAACCTTTAGCAATTCTCCATCCTGCCCCTAATTTAGCTGGATTTATATATCCTGCACCTATTGACATCCAACCAGCACCAAGAAAATTTCTGGCTATAGCAGTAGGACTCCAAACAGTTTTAGCAGCCCTTGTGTGTCCTTGTAATAATAAATATCCTTGATACCAAGAAGGAATGGTTCTTGTAATTTCGTTTCCATTAATAATTGAATCAGCTACCTCTGGATTAGCATATAATTTATCTAAAGGACTTCTTCTTTTATCAAGAGCCTCATCAAGAAAACCTATCTTCATACCCTTCATTTCTTGAACATCTAAGAAAGGACTACGTGCTCCTTTAGGTAAAGATGTTTTAAGTTCTGTTAATATATTTTCTTCAGCTATAGGGGTTCTACTAGTACCAGCAATTTGTCCTTTTCTTATAAGATTAGCTATACTATTCTCATATTTATGTAACTGAATAATTTGATTCAGTTTCATTACTGAATTTCTATAATTATTAAAAGGATCTTTATATTCCCCCATTAATGCTCTTATTGATTCATCAATATCTTTTCTTGATTTAAAAATTTTTCCTGCTCCCTTTTTAAGTTGAACAGGTTTATCAAATATAGCTCCTAACTCGTCTATATCACCAGAAGCAAGAATGTCATCAACAGTTTGATTAACATATCCGTTTTCTCCCATGATATTTAACCACCACTCTCTACTTTCTTCTGGCATTTCCTCAAGAATATTATCTAATTCCATACCTTTATTCAGTTTCGCGCTTACTATATTATCTATTAATCTAAAATCTCCTAACCCTTTTGCTTCATCTAATTCCATAAATCTATTCTTAATATATAGTTCAGCCTTTACAGCAATTTCTTTACCTTCAGGATGGTTTTTAATATAATGTGTCCATGCAGGATTATCATGAATTTCATATTGTTTATTCCACCATCCCTCTAGAGTTCCATCTACAGAAGCTTTAATTTTTAGACCAAGAGGAGATTTTTCATCTACTATATCAAGCCTGAATAAATCTTTTTGTAATGTCTCCTTCTCTTTTTTCATACTTTCAAGAATATTTAAAACTTCAGAAGAAAATTCTCTTTTAGCTTCTTTACCAGCTAATATATCAGTTGTATCTGTAAGAATTGTACGATCAAGTTCATTAAGTTCTTTCATATCTTTAACATTAAACTGCTTTTCCAAAGCTTCTTCTAAAAGCCCCATTTTTGTTCCTACAGCCCTTGCTACTCTATCTATACCACCTCGTCTTGCTGCTTGCAAAGATGTAACTGACCAAGGAACTGCGGCACCAAAAACTCTTTTAACTGGACCCAGAATTTTTTCATATAACTTTCTTCCATCTCCTTTTCTTTTTATTGGTTCTGTTTTAGTTCTTACTTTTCGACCAACCAAAACTAATCCTTTTTCTGTAGATCTTGTGTCCCCACTTAAATCAAATCCAAGATTATCTGTATAATTACGAACAATCTCTTCTGTATCTAATATAATCTTCTTCGCTTCAAATCTAGCATCACTTGCCATTTTCTTTTGTGCTTCTTTACCTACTTTTTTTGGTCCTCCTGCTTTATCTATTTTCTTTAACTTAATTTTCTCAGCTAATTTTGTTGGGCTACCTCCAATAAGAGTAATCTCTAGTGTTCCACCATCAGCAGTATGTAGTTCAGCATCATCAAGAATATCTTCAATATCTGCCTTCTCCATTCCTATATTAATAGTTCTGGCTTGTTTAGGAGATTTTATTACTCCTTCTCTTTTTATTGCTTTATCAAAGTTTTTTTGATATTCATTTAAGACTTTTTTATTTCTAAATTTAGTCCATGCCCTTACAGGAAGACCAGTTAAAGCTGCACCTCCAATTCCCCATGTCAAAGCCTCTTTTGCAACCTTACCATAATCTACATCCTCATCTATCCTATCATATTTTTGGGTAACAATATTTTCTAATCCTGCTGCAGTACCAGACCATAAACCACCAGCAGTTCCTTGCCATCTTGAAGCAGATTTTGCCGCCTCTTTTCTTGCCTGTTCTAATACCTTTGGTTTTACTGCTGTAGAAACCCCCTCTCCAATAAATTCTTTTACACCTACCTTACTTACTTTTTGTTTTTGTAAAGCTCTTTGTAATTGTTTTTTAAAAGCAAAACGTCCAGCTATAGAGGCAGCCTTTCCTCCTAAAAATCTACCTCCTGATATACCTGCACCTATTCCACTTAATAGAGGAAGAGAAAAAGTAGGATCTTGTACCATATTTTTCATGTTTCTACGAACTGTTTTACCTTCTGTCTTCATATCATCATACATTTCCATAGAATTTATCCATGCTTGTTTAACATTAGAAGGAAGTTTGTCTGCCCTCAATGCTGCTGCACCCATACTGGTTAAATCCCATCCTACTTCTGACTGTCTATTCTTTAACCATTCAGCCAGTTTATAATTAGATTTTGGATATGGTTCCCCCTTCTCTTCTTCATAAATAATTCGAGCATAAGACAACCATTTTGGATTTGCAGATAAACTATCTTCTGAAAACATTTTTTGCCTTCCTATTTAAGAACAAACTTACTATGGCACTTCTTCAACAATAACAACATTCACACCTAGTATCCCCTGCTCGAGGTAGTTCTCTAATTCTCTTCTTAAAGCATCCCCTACCTCGTTGATATTATCACCATCTTCTATCCTTTTTATAGCCAAATTTACTTCATTAGAAATTAGCTCACTTTGTATGGAAGGTACAAGCTCGCTAGTATCGTTCCATATCCAATTTCCTTGTGGGTTTCGTTTTACAGCTATATCGTTAGGAAGGGCGTCAAGAATCCTACTTGTATACTTTATTGCTATATCAGTCAGTACCTTAGCCTTCTGTTGTGTAATCCTATCTCTCTCAATGAGCATGTCTGCCCAAGTTCCCATAAGCTTTATCTCATTATTAGACAAATTCTCCCTTTGTTTTGCTTCTAATTCAAGTAAAGCTGCAGCATTAGTATATTCTAATTGATCTACTTGTGCTACACTAGCCTTCCAATTAGCATGGAGTTTTTGCTGTTCTGCTTTACTCTTTCCTATTCCCTCTATAACATTTACTAAAGCTGTTTCTCGCTCCAACAAAGCAGAATCATAAAGAGTATCGTACTCAGACAATTGTGTCAGATTGGATAGATTACCAGTAATTACAGCTTTCTGTATCTGCTCCATTTTTAACATATCTTCATTCTTAGCTGTTAAATTATTTTTAATAGATTGTCGTTGCTCTTTATTTACAGCACTTAAATCAACATTAGCTACTGAATCTGATATTTTACCAAGCATCAACGAAAAAGCTATAAGTGGATCTGTCCTAGACAATGCAGCTTCTTCTGGAGAAATCTCTTCTATTGAAGCAAATCCTCTTCCTATTCTTCCTATTCTTTCTCCAATAAAACCTCGTTGCTCATCTTCAAATTGTTCTTGTCTTTCTGCTCTCATCTTTTCTCTATTTCTTACAGCCTGTCTATTTAGTTCTTCTAATTCTTCGTGTCCTTCTACTAGTCGCTCTCTTTCTGTAGTGTATCTCTCTGCTTGTATTGCTTCCCTATCTTCAAGGTGTTTTTTACGGAGTTGTCTTGCTCTTTGAGCGTCTAATTCAGCCCCAAGACCTGCCTGATAAGCTTTATAGGCAGGACCTTCTTTTCCTATTAATTGTCTTGCACTAGTTTCCTGCTTCTGTTGAGCACCCCTTATGCCTGTTAGCAACTCCTCCAACCTTTGCTCTTCTTGCGCTCTAAATTCAGATGGATAAAGTATACTAGCAAATTCAGGATTATCTTTTCTAAACTGTATTTGCTGTGCAGTTAATCCTGTAGCCTCCCTTAAAGCTTTTAATTCTTTATCTGAACTAGGTTTACCAGACCCAAACTTTTCTTCCATCCTTTCTAATGCATCTAGTCTTCTTCCTGTTTCTTCCCTTGCTGCTGCATAATCTCCCCCTAGATTAATATCACCTTCCATAAGATACTGTTCAATTTCTCCCTGAGTCATTCCTGCATCTTCAGCGTGTTGTAAGAAAGCATAGGCATCTAAAGGAGTACTAGTCTTACGACGTGATGCCAATTCTTCTAGTGATGCATGTCTTGGCCATTGTGTAGATTTAGGTTCAGGCTGACCAACTCCCTTGAGATATGATCGGCTTCTCGCTTTTCTCTTGGCTGTTGGAGTAGTAGATATATGTCCTTCACCACCTCTGATATTCTCATCTATAAATGTTATAAGAGGTGATAACGGTATAGGTAGGTCCTGCTTTGGGTACTGCCCCCAAGTTCCACGAGGAATAGTATGCTGGCCTTTCATGTAGGCATCGGAATAGGACCACGGATTTGCAGTATTCCTACCTCTCCCCCTGATCAATAACTTACGCAGCATCAACTCTTTCCTCTTTTCTTGGGATAGCTTATCTAGATCCTCTCCTTCCCTTGTTGCCCCTAAAGTCCAAGGACGACCTGCCCGAGGATCTAAACTAGGAACTAAGTGTGCTCCTCCTGATGGTCCCGGCCAGTATCTCGGTCTCACTTCACTTTTCATATGACCAAAAGGTCTTTCAAGCAGTTGTTGTTTTCTCATATCTATAAATAAGGCATTTAGTATTCTATTATATTTCGCTGGATCAGTTTTTTTAAGATTAAAAAGATTATCTTTAAATGGACTAGCAGGAAGATTTTCATAAACCTGATCTAAGTCATTATTCTGATGAGATTCAACTAACCCAGAAATTCCTCCTCTGATTTGTCCACCAGAAGCAGCCTTCTGTTGGGGAGCACCATAAGCAAAGCCAGCCAATGTACCCAGACCACCAAGAGCTTTTGTTCCAGCTTGCATTAAAGAATATCCAAGAGAAGGGGTAGGAGTAGACTGTTGAGTATATTGATAAGCTGATGGTGTATAAGGAAACCCTCTAACAGTAGCTTGATATTCTTGTAAAGATCTTGTTGGAAATTCTCTTTCAGAAAGAAAATCTTCATAGCCTAAATCCAATGCTTTCTGATCAAGCAGTTGTTGTGTTTCACCAACAGATTGTAAAGTACCTAGTTCTGTTAAAGCTTGAGCAGGAACTCCTTGCATCTGCTGTTGCATAAATCCTCTTAGTCCCGCCGCCCTACCTGCTTCCTGTTCATAAGCTTTTTGAGCTTGTTGATATGCATCGAAACTTCCTTTCATTTGAATATCTGATAACTGCCGTTGTAGATTTTCTAAGGAAGTAGCTTCAAGCACAGCTGCTCTTGATCCACCATAGGAACCTGCAGCTACTGCTTGTTGTTCAATCTGTGGAGCAACATTTCTTTCATAAGATCTTTCAGCTTCTCTTTTTGCAATATCAGTAACTTGTTGTTGATAAGGATTAGTTAATCTTTCTATATCTGCAGTCTCTATAGGTCTTCCAGCCCTTCTAGCAGCCTCTAAAGCTTCTTGAGCATAGAAAGCACTGGAAGTATCTGGAGCACCTGCTACACCTTGTCTAGCCAACCCAGTCAGTCCTTCAAAGGCTTCTTCTTGTAAAGGACCAAACTGTGTAAGTCTTGCCCCTGGATAAGGTGTATATTCTAAACCCTGTTGTTGAGCTTTAGCCTTCTCAAAAATATCTGTAATGAAAGGCTTGAACTCTGCAGGAAGCTCAGTAGTTGTTATCTGAGTTGCTGATCCTACAGGAGTACTTACTGGTCTTGGCCCACCTAGTGTTGATAATATTCCCATCTTTTTATCCTTATGATCTAACTAATGATTGCAAAGCTGTTGATCCATCCATTTCTGGAGGCTGTCTATCTCTTCCATATTTTGTTGTTCTGAATTTAGATATAAATCTATCCATCTTTTCAGAACCATCATCTGCATTTCCATTGCCTAACATAGCCATAACATCTGCTGGTACTACATATTCTTTTGGAGATACTGCTGCAACACCCCCACCTTCAATAGGCATCATAACATTATCTTGCATCCCGTGTCCTGGCCCTTCTACCATCCCTTCAAAAGCTCTCCCTCCTTTTGCAAGAGAGACAAGCCCTCCCTCTTTAGCATAGGTATTTCTACCACTTATCGGTTTATACCACCGACCTTCCCATCCTTTATCAGGTCGTACTCCTCTATAATATCTATTGTAAATCTCTTCTAAAGTGGGAGGATCTTCTCGTAAAGCTGGAGCAGTATATTCTCTATCTGTTTGTTCATATACTTCGGGAGAACGAATACCAGCTAACATTGCTTTTTCTTTTTCTCTTATTGCTTTTGCTCTGGCATCTAAGAATTGTGATGGAGCAACTGCTCCATAAGCACCTATTATTGCTTGTGGGATTCCTTTCCAAGGTTGTGTCTTATAATCATCTAGATATGTAGAAGGATCTGAAAACTTAATACTACTAGCTTGAGCATTTACTATATCCTCTGCAGTAGGAGAATAACGCAATAAGTCATCATCGATTTCTACTCCTTTAAGTGATCTTTGTTGTAGTTCTGGAAGAGACGGACCCCACATTCCTGCATCAGTCATACCTTCAACATTTCTCAAGTGTTTAGAAAGTGTCCCCTCCTCTCTTGCCTTTTGTGTTCTTAAATCGATTTGTGCAAGGGTAGAAGGCGAAAGTCCTGGCCCCTCAGGAAGATGATACTTCTCATTCCAGGCTTTACCCTCAGCTGGCCCTAGATTAAAAGCTATTAGGTGCTCTGGGCTTAAATCACCTCTACTAAGTGCTTCAATTACATCGTCACGGGTCTCAATTGGCACTGGGTCACGACGAATTGGCACTGGAGATGGAGTACGTGATACTTGTTGTACTACTGGCGGCTCCACTTGTGTCTCACCGCGACCATAATCATCTGAACCTTCAATATAAAGGTCCGGCAGTCCTCCCTGTCCTGCAAGAGGTTCTTGTCCCTGAATTACCATGCCTTTCTCTTGAATCTCTCGATCAGATGGCAACTGAGTTTTTGCTTGCTCATATTGTTGATAGCGTTCAGTTCCTACTGGCACCTTCACGTTACTATCATATACTCCACGAATATAGCGCTGCCCCTCTCCTAAGGCACCCCAACCTGCTCTTGTCATACCACCAATCATAGCAGCCTGAAGAGGATTACCTTCATGACCTGCAAAATCTTCACTTAGCCATCCAGGCACCGCCGCTGCTCCACTTACCAAAGCACCTCGTACTCCCTGAGAAGCTATTCTTCCTAAAGTTCCACTAAGTCCTGCTGCATCTCCAAAGAGTTGTGGTGGTATAATAGCCCCAACTATAGGTGCAGCCAATGCACCAATTAATGCCGGAATCAAATTTCTAGGTGTTGCCATATTTTTAAAATAATCTGATACCGCACTAGCTTCAGGTAATCCTGTTCTTGGATTTAAAGATAAAAGTCCTGTAGCTTCTAATCTTCTAACCTCTGGTCTAGTCATATGGACTAGTTCAGTATCTCCCCTTCTTCCTCTTGCAGCCATTAAGGTTGCAAGTCCTGATCCTGGTGCGTTTCTATTAATATATTGTGCCATAATTTATCACCTAATTTGATTGGGTTGCATATAATAAGATTGTGGTTGTGTACTTTGAGCATACACATTACTAATATTACTCTGTGCAGGAGGTTGCTGTGGCTGCTGTGGTACAGGTCTATTAGCTGTATTAGGAGCCATAGTTAGTCCTTGATTTAATAGTTGTGATTGATTAAGTTGTGGAGAAGAAGGAGGAGGAATATTTCCTTGAGCATAAGCATTTGCTACCATACTTCTTATTCCACTATTTATACCTTCTTGAATATATTTAGTAAAATTATTTGCTATTGGATTTCCTCCAGCTTGTAGAGATATTAAACCTCCTGCCTTATATGCCCGACCATACCTCATATCTACAGGTTCATTGAAAGGTTGATCAAGACGCCTTAGACCTAGGTCGGGAGTGACCATTCCCCGTCTCTTCCACCAGGGAGAAGAGAACTCCTCTTGGGAATCCTCATCCCACCATTCCCTACTTGGTCCTTCTATATCAACAAACTTACCTTGCTTTTTGAGTTGGGCGACTAGATCAGCATTATTCCTATAATCTAGTCCATAGTCTCTTATATTCTTCTGATGTTGAAACATACCATGACCTACTGTCGCTATAGGCATAACCATTGACGCTGGGATTCCTGTTAGTGCATTAACCAAACCTGACCCTACGACCCCCGCTGCTCTTTTCGCTGCTCGCCAACCCCACCCTGGACTAAACCAGCCTTCCTCTGTGTCCTGGTTATTATTATCTACTGGTGGAAATTCTTGTTGAGGATAAGTCATTAGATCACCAGATAATCTTGGATCTAGGGAAGGTGATCTTGGACTGAACGGTACCGAAGTTTCTTCTGCTGAACTATCATCTGAACGTGATCCATAACTTTCTTGAGTTTCTTGAGGTGGATCATACATATCCTCACGATAAACATCTTCCATATCCTCATAGGCGTAAGGATTTCCTCCATTAGCCAAAGATACTAATCCTCCGAACCTTCTATTATGAGGTAATATCTCTGCACCGCGATGTTGCGCCTCTATAACTCTAGATCTATAATCTCTTTCTTCTTCTTCTTCAATGAGATTCTGATTATACTTATCTCCTATTAGTAAGGAAGGGTCATTCCACCAGTTATCACCGTACTCAATTCCTTCCCGTGTTGGCATAGTCTCCAGTCTATCACGGTATTTCATCTCTCTTATATTTCGTTCCATTGGGTCTAATCGTCGTCTTTCTCCTGTATAAAAATCAAGAATATATTCTCCTGTATCAGCAGTAATAAATTTCCAAGGATCATATACTTCTTTCTCTAAGTAGCCTCTTGTCATTGAGCCACCACTTTGTCTTTGTAAACTTTCTAATCCTGTATTCATTCTTATTTCCTCCGGTATCCCTCTAAGGATAGGTTCTTCATTTAAAAGCGTAGGTAATTCATAGAGTTGATATGGTGCGTGAAGTTCTTCATCTAATCTTATATCAGACATTGGAAGTGCAGGTTGAAAAGGATTTTCATCTTTATGATACGCTGGTAAATCAAATTTCTTCCTTATATTAACATCTCTAAATTTTTCCTTTTCTACCTTTTCTCCTCCTCTATGGTGATTCTGAGTGTAAGCATCCAACATTCCCCAGTAACGCGGCTTATCATTTTTTTTGGGCCAAGGCGTATTATTACCATAAGTTATTGTTAGCCACTTCTCATTAGTTCCTGGCTGTTGATCTAGGTATGACCAAAATAGTGCATCCTCCATATGTGGTTGTAAATCGAGTACTTGTTTATGCCAAACTTTTTGTGTTAAAGTCTTTGTATACCCGGTATTCTGGCGCAATATTCCTGCATTCCTATCTAAACTTAACAACCAATCTGGTATCTCTATTCCTTCTTTATTATAAGACTTTATTAAATTATGAGTGGCACTTTCAATAGTTCCTTTCTTTTCACCCTCTCCAAAATCTGATGTCATCCATTGATAAATTCCTTTTGCATTACTATTAGGATTTTCTTTCTTTGTACCACCAGAACTTTCTACATCTCTAACCCTTCTAGCAAAATCTAATAAGTAAGAAGGATTATCAATTTTAAGACGCTTCATTATAGCTCTTAAAGATACAGGAATAGGCTTTCTTACTGGTTTTGCTCTATGTAAATTATTTGCCATTAATTTAAATCCTGCCAAGAAGTTTCTGCTCCTAAACTAACATACCCTGCAAATTTTCCTCTACTTGCAATATACACTATATCTCCTCCTTGAGGGCGTCCTACACTTGTTACACAAACTACAGTGTAAATATTTGTAGATGGTGTAGCATCTACTTGATTATCTCTTTGCTCTAAAGTATTAACTAAGACAGCACCCCAATCCTCTAACATCTCATAAAATTCTTTAGCTGTATAATCTCCAATCCTGACAAGACTACGGAGTTGTGGATATGTTGCCATACTTTACCGTAGCCCGTCAGGTTGTAATGAAAGTCTCAATGAGCCATATCTCCAGCTAGTTCCTGCTTCTCCTGAAGAAACTCTAACAACAGCTTGCCTTCCTCTTGCTCTAAAATCAACCTTCTTAGTTGTTGGAGAAATAACAAATGGTCCTTTTTTAATTTGATCATTCACAGGAAAATTCTGTACAGTTATACTAAATCCTAAGTTCCCTCCTGATAAAGTAAAATCTGGTATTAATCTATCTGCGAATAACAAGTTTGTTCCATCAGGATCTATATCAAAAGCAGCAGACTCAATAAAAGATGTCTGTGCCGCACCATTAGCTGTATATATTCCATCTGGTTCATTATTATAAAGATATGCAGAGACAGAAACCCCAGTTGTTAATGTATTATCAAAAATTACTTTATCAAAGAATGTTGTATACATAGTTGAACCATAATACCAAGCAGCTTCTTCTGTATTAAATATAACATATTTATCACATTCTGTAGAATCTGAAGAAGGATATAACCAGATCACTTCCTTAAATTCAGAATTAATTCCTGCAAAAACCTTATCTTTATTTGTTGTATTAAAGTCATCAAATATATATCTTCTTACTGTACAAGGAAGATTTCTTACCTTACCATCAAAAGCATAAAAGTTATCATCACCCATCCAATAAGATATACCATCATAATCTATTGCAGCGTGGGGACTGATCAATCCACAATTACTTCCCATTTGGGCAAACTTAAATGTAAATGGAGGTCCAACAAACTGCATCTGCCAAACAGAATTATCTGTCCAAATCATTATGGCATTACGAGATTTCGTTGCTCCAATAATTTCTGTTCCATCAGCCAGAATATTTTCTCCTGAAGTTGAGCTAATAGAGGGAGTAAAATTATTATAATTATTTTGATCAGACCATCTTACCAATAAAGGATTATATGTTCCTGTTCCATACTCATTACTTCCTAATGAAATTAAATGTCTATCATTAGGAGATACAATAATATAGTTATTAATTGATGGTGAAGCACTTACAAATCCTGCTCTTGGAGGAGTTGAGCTTCTAATGGAATCCCAGAAATATATTCTTCCTCCCCTTCTACAAGCAAGAATATCTTCTCCCCAATTATCTAATGTCCATTGAGTAATTCTTGTAACAATATTGGATGAACTTGCAGCCTCACTCCAAGCCCTCATTCCAGTTGTAGAAGTTCCTGCATTATAAACTCCTGCTCCATATCCTAAACCCTGGATTGCTGCATCTGTTCCTGTAGGCAGAAGATATTTCAATGTTGCAGTTCCAACTTTACTTTGTGTAGCATTAGCTGTGACAGATGCCTCAAAAGAAAACTGATTGTCTCCTAAAACAGATACAGCAAATGTTCCACCTGTTAAATCTATTGTCCCTCCAATTGTTGTACCAGAAGTAAACGTGATAAAATCTCCTGTATCTACTCCATGACTTGATACAGAGACAGATACTCTTGTTGAACCATCAGTAGTATAAAATCCATTATTTGTTCCATCAATTGTGACAACAGCAGAAACATTAGTTCCTACAGAAACCTCTTTGATAGGGGTAATATCCAAGATTGAATCATCATTATATTCAAAAAGCTTTTTCTCTGTTCCAAAGGAAGCAAATTTATAAGTATCATTATCTGACCAAGCAAGTAAATCTCTTGCTGTCCCATCAAAAGAAGAAGTTGATCTTTTAGAATAACCTCTCAAATTTTCTGGTCTTCCCTGTCTAAACCTAATTTTATTACCATCATACCAGTTACCCTCTTCAGCATATTCTGTAGATTCTCTGTTAATCCCAGGTTTAAATTTTAATTTAGCTAGTTTAGATTCAGTAGACATTTAATTAACCTATCCAAATTCCTTAACAAGAACAGAATCCACAGCTGAAGTTTGTCTTACATTATAAACAAGAAGATCTACTGCATTAATAGATGTACTAATTGTTGGAGAACTAGCCCCAGGAAATAAATAAGAAGCTCCAAAGGAAAGTGTTCTACTTCCTGTACCATCTTGTATAATATAAATATGTCCTGTCTGTCCTATAGTAGGATTAGAGGGACTACCTAAAGTTCTGTTGCCCCCTAATGTAACAATAAAATCATTTCCTTCACTAAAATCTACATCAATAGATGCTGCATCAGTTAAAGTTGTTGGGGTAGCTATAAAAGCTCCAGAGAAAGTTGCTGTAGATGTAGCAGCAAAAGCACCCTCTACACTCACTACAGAAGTAAAGGTTTTCTTTCCTGTAATTGTTGTATCTGTAGATGTAGGAATATATCTAATATCTGCTGTAGAAACAGGAATAAGATTTGCATCTCCTGTTCCAAAATTTAGATCTGCTGCTGTTCCTAGACCTAAACCTTTAGCATTTAATCCATAGACAGATACAGAATCACAAAAAGCAAAGCCAGCCATGCTTGCTGCAACAGTCATTCCTGTACCACTTCCTGTTTTTAAAGTAAGAGTACTACTACTTTGTCTTACAGTTTGATCATTAATCACATAGAATTTTGAAGCAGTAGGTATAGTAATATTAATATTTGAACTTACAGTTCCTACAAATTCCAGAATAGCTGATCTTGATTGATCTACAGTTCCATTATTTTCAGATAAAGTGATATTAGCAGAAGAACAGGAAACAGTAGTATAGGCTGCCAAAGCATCATCAAGCATGTCAATGACATTAGCATTAAGAATAGTTCCCCAACTATTAGGATTTTCTCCATCTGCCTGTTTTTCTAATCTAATTCTTGATGTAAATGTACTTGCCATATTTTATTCCCTAACCTGTTTATCTTTTGAAATTGATCCCTTTGCTAAAGTATAAGCAATAATTTCTTTTGGATTATCAGCATAAGCTAAAGCAAGAACAGATGTTTCTATATGATTAGAATCTATATAAGAAACTATAATACTATGGATATTAAAAGCGGTAGGTGGATTAATTCTTATACATCTTTGAAATAAATGTAATATCCTCATTTTAGACCGAAATTTTTTATCACTTTCAGTATCAGCTTTAACCATTTCCATTATATCTTTTTCTTCTCTACAAAGAGCACCAACCATAACTGGTTTACCTTGTGTCCACCGAACCTGTGCTTGTGCATTAAGTGGAACAGGATAAAATAAAAACGCTCCAAATAAAATAGAAAATAATATATATTTAACTTTATTCATTTTACCTAATCCTACTCATAAGAGCTTCTTCGATCTTTGGCAATAAACGAATCCCGCAGTAGCCTATAACAAAGGCTAGAGCAATTGCAACCTGATCGCTAAACTGGAAATAAGCCATAGCGGCAGGGATAAAGAACTCCGCTGAAATCCACCCAACGATTATAGCAATAGTTATATCTTTCAAAGCTCCTAAGTTCCATTTTCTTCTCGTCAGAACATTAGCCAAACCTCCACACCCTGATGCAAAAATGCAACATAGTTTTCCTCCAAATGTCATTATAGCCCATTCCATTTTATTATCTAGGATTCCTAGGCCATTCCTGAATATTTAAATTTTCCAACTCACCTACAGAAGAAGCGCCATCTATATCATTTTCTAATTCTACAGCCCTAGCTCTCAAATCAGTTCTCCATTGTGCAAGATTAACAGGAGCTTCCTTACCTGTATCAGCTTTCCTAATAACAATCCAATCAGTTTGGGATAGAGAAGTACCTAAAACTTCATTAATTTGATTTTTCATTTTAGTCTTAATATCATTTATATCTCTAACTATATTAATATAATTTACAACAACAGAATTTTCTCTTACATCAGGATTTTCTTCTCTATGTTTATAAAACATCTCATTTTTTCTAGTCCCAGAATAAACATATGGAACTATACCTATAGCCTTTCTTTCAATATCAGACCAAGCAATGCCAAAAATACTTTTTGGATATTGTATATTATTAATTGTTAAAGGCTTTGGTCTGTTAATTATCTCTGTCAATTGTCCTAAATTAACTCTTGCCCACATAATTTTCTCCTTTATTAATTTATTCTCCATATATAGGAGGCAATTTTCCACCCCCACCAATGTCTGCCATTGCTAAATATACATAAGTTGCTGAACTTGTATTTGTTCCAGAATCTGTATTTCTAATTTTAAAACCTTCAGCAAGAATATCTATTTCCTCTGATCCAGTTGTTTCTACTGTTGTAGCTTCAGCTAGTAATTGATCATCTACTTCATTACTAGAAGATCTAACAGTATCATACATAAACCAACTACCTGTAGAACTTGATATCTTGATTAAGATAAATCTAGGTTTAAATCCTGTACAAATTAAAGGACCATCAGCATTTCCATTTCCTGTATATGATCCAACAGCACATACACCAGCAATTGATCTAAAACAATAAGCTATATAATCTTCAGTATTAGTATTAACTTCAGCACCATTTCCTATAGAAAAAACAGAAGCTGTAGGAGCAGTATCATTCCATCTATCTGCATTATCTACAACAGCAGCTGTAGTATTCAATACAAGATAATCTGTTTCTGCATCACTAGCAACTCCTGAATGATAAACTTGCCACGCATCAGCAGCATCTCTATTCTTTACAATGATCATTTCTGCAGCACCACCTAATCCGTGCCCTACTGTAGTGGCAGACCCAGTTCCTGTATAAGAAACTGTTGAAAAATGTTTTGCACTGGCAACAATGGAAGTACTAGCTAAATCTCCAGCAGGGGATGTAGTACTTCCAGCTCCACTAGCGGCACCCCAGTTCCAAGAAACATAATCTTCTGTGTTTGTATTTACAGCTACATTATCACCTACTGTAAATCCATCAGAACCAAAAGTAGTTAGAGATTCTGTATCTGTAGCTTCTGCATCTGTTGAATCAGACTCTATATATTTAGTAGTTGTTCTAACTCTATCAAAAAGCATATGACTATCTGTAGCATCTCTATTTTTAATCCATACAAATCCTGGCTCAAATCCTGCACCTGTAACAGCCTTTCCTCCAGATCCTATAGCTGTCCCGTTTCCTGTATAAAGAACTGGATTAAAGAAGTCTATACCCTGATTACTTGGAGCAGTAAAATTAGCTGTACTAATTTCTTTAGCTCCTGTTGGAGTGGAATGTGTCCAATCAGAGGAGTCTATTGCTAAAGTAAGAGTTGTTCCATTTGCTCTGACACAAATAGATATAAGATCAGAACTAAAAGTATTAGAAATAGTTCCAAGTGACACTCCAGAATTATTATAAAATCTTACTTCATTATCAGCTAAATCTAATTCACATCCAATTGTGTTTCCTGAAGAAAATCCTGAACCATAAGAACTTTCTGTACCATCAACAATTTTATTATCGTCATCGGTATACAATACACAATCTGAAGCAGAAGTAATATCACTTCCATTAATATTACTATCTAAACCTACAAATCCAACAGCCCATTCTGATGAACCACTATCTTCAGCAATGGTTGCTTCAAAATACCAAACTCCTCCAGCAGCATTATTTATAGAGAGTGTACCTATAGTAAATTTTGTACTTCCAGAAAAAATTAAATTACCTTGTGTTAAAGTTCCTACACTTGGAACAAGTTGGTTTAATATAACATATTCTTTAGAAGGTGTATTGGTAGACTGATTAGCAGAAGATATACTTGTTAAATCAAAGTTATTACTATTATCACTTTCATCTTCTCCTAAATTAGAAGAATCATCAAAGGAAAGCATGAAACTATTAGCTCCCCCTGTATTAACTAGTGTTGTAATATCTGCATCTGATTTAGGTACATATTGAGAACCGTTAGTTCCAAAGGTAAAAGTATCCAGAAAATCTGTTACCGCAAAATCTCCTTGCTGAATAGACTTAGTACCAATCATAGATGCTTGAGCAACAGAACCTCTCCACAAACCATTTTCTACACTACTTCCAACCTCATGAAGTGTATTAGTATTAAACTGATAAGCATGATCTTGAGGAGGATAACTTCCAGTTAATGTTGCTGCTATCCCATTTATATAAAGATCTACTCTATCTGCAGGAGTGCTTTGAGATGTATCCACACTCAATAAGAAATGATACCAAGCATTGTCTCTCCATACAGCAGTGGTATTTAAAATTTGTGATCCTGTTTTTGTCTGAAAATAAATCTTATCATCTGAATCAAGTCTTATACTTGAATAAGCTCCAGTATCTCCAGAACAAAGAAATGCGTGTCCTCTGCTAATTTCATTAGCTTGAATCCACATAGAAAGTGTAAACTCTGATCCATCTCCTGAATCAGACATTGTTCTATTTACCTTATCACTAGTCCCATCCATCCAAATTGAATTAGGTATAAGAGTACTATCAAAAGTAGGGCCAGTCTCTTGACCACCTGCTCCTAAAAGAAGATTATTACTAAATACACTCATTATGAATATGCCTTTGTAAGTAAAGCTTGGACATCTGTAGATGTATGAACTATATAATCTAGCCTATCAATTGCATTTCCATCTGTTGAAAGAGTGGGCGCTTCTCCTCCTGCAAAATCCCAACTACTTCCATAAGCAAGAGTTTGAGAACCTGTGCCATCTTGTACAATAAATATACTACCTACCTGTCCTGCTACACAATTACTTGGATTATCTAATGTTCTATTTCCTGCCAGTGTAACTGTAAAGTTTTGTCCTGCATTAAAATCTACAGAAATATTTGTTCCATCTGTTAGTGCATTAACATCTGCAACTGCTGCAGCTTCAATTCTTAGATTCTTTCCAAGAAGAGAATTGATTCCTATAGCTACAGCACTGACATAAAAATCTGTTCCCGATACAGTTCCTGTTAAAGTTCCACCTGCTAAAGGAAGACGATTACCTATACTTGTAGCTAAAGCTGCAGAAGTAGCTGCAACACGAGTATTTGTAGTTCCTATGCTTGTAGCCAAGGCTGCGGAAGTAGCAGCAATAAGGGTATTTGTAGTTCCTATACTTGTAGCTAAAGCTGCGGAAGTTGCTGCAACACGAGTATTTGTAGTACCAATGCTTGTTGCCAACGCAGCAGAGGTAGCTGCAAGAACTGTATTGACAGATGTTATAGCTGCTTTATTAACAGATGTTAAAGCACTGACTGCAGCAATATCACTAGCACTTGGAATTGCACTTCCACCAATATAGATCTGAGTTGTTGCATACATATTAGCTGCTGAAACAGCCCCAGAAAACTCTGCTGCTACACCAGAAACCTTTGTTGTAAAACTTCCTGTACCAGCAACAAAATTCGTAGCACTTAAACTTGTAGCAAAACCTCCAAGAACAGCAGCTAAATTAGTTGAAACAGAAACTGTTCCGAAACTTTGATTAGCTTGTAATTCAATAAATCCTTCATTGGTTATACCTGCAGAAGGATCAGTAGCTATACCTGTTCCAGTTCCATAAGTTGAGGCTGCACCTACAGAGGTTAATGTACCAGCAATAGAAGTTAATTCATTAAGTTTAGAAACAGTAGCTGTTAGAGCTACTCCAGCAATTTGAAAAGTTCCATTTACATTCACAACAGCATTACTTAGTTGAAGAGCAGAGTTTGTACCATCCCCACTTTCAATAGTTCTTACTGTTGAATCAATACCGTCATTAGTAGATACAGCTACTTTTAAAAGTTGCTTATATGTATTAGCTATTTGTTTTCCTGTTAATGCTGTCATACTTGATTCCAATCAGTAGATTCATTTTCCCATAAAGTTGTAGCAGCTTCCCAAGTTATATTTCTTCCACCAGTATCCGGTCCTCTAGGATTTTTAATAGCTGTGTTATCTTTAACATTAGGAGCTTTATTTAATGGACTATTTTTTAAATCATAAGCACCTTCCCAATCTTCTGGACATACCAACATCCCATAACTATTCATTCTCATAACTCTATGAGGATATTGAAATCCACAAGTATCACAAATAGCTAATGCTCTTTTATTTGAAGCCATTAATAAACCCTAATCTTTGGTAAAAAGAACATACTTGCTCGCTCTCTATCTTCTAGCATGGCTCTACCAAGAAGTTCTTCATAGTTTGCTTTCAACATTCCTATCCTTGTATCTGGAACTAAAGGACGTTTCATAGACATATAATAAGCTAAACCACAAGTTAAAGGAGGAAGAAATCTTTTTGGGAGATCAGCGTTCTGTCCCTCAGATTTGTTTACATCCTGTAATTCACTTATCTTTTCTATCTTTAAAACATCTGTAGAGTTTTCCGGTATAGGCCAGATAAAGACTGTAGGTTTACTTTGATTACGTTTAATAGTATATTGACTAGCTCTACCAGTTTGTCCCTTTTGAGGAATGTGAAGATATTCTTCAAAAGAAATTCTTGTTGCAGCTATGTCTACATTATCTCTATTAACAATAACCTGAAGAGCATCTATAGCAGACTCATCCATGTCATAAGATGTTACACTAACAGATACAGTAACTAGAGTAGTTTGTGTAGACCACAAAAGAATGCCTCTATTCTGCCAATCTTTCAACATAAGATTAATTGATCTTCTGGCAGAGGCTGGCTCATGACCAAGAACTTGTTGTCCCCCAATCATTTCCATTGCTTCCTGTATAACTTCATCTATATTGAGATCAAAATTATATGTTCCTGATAAAGCCATTAAACTTGGCCTCCTTTTTTGTAGCCTTTTATAACCTTGTTTCTTCCTACAAGACCGCCCAGTTTAGCTCTCCTATAAAGTTTACGAGAACCACGAGATACAAGTCCTTTATCCTTTGTTAATCCCTTTTCACTATCTTCTAGTAATCCATATTTTTCTAGTTCTTTAGGAGTTAATTTATCTACATCTATAGGATTAGGTTTTAGCTTACCTTTAGGAGTTAATTTAAGAAAACGATATTTTGTAGGATAAGCCATTAAGTCTTTCTAACTGCTCCATGTCCTCTTAATGCTGCACGAATACCTATAGGTCCACCTTTAGCTCTTCTTACAAGACCATAAGTTCCTTTAGGCTTTCTTGTAGCTTTGGCAACCTTTCTTCTGGCTGCCATAGACATATCCTTACCACGTTCTGCTCCTCTGGTCATGCCTAGTTGCTCATCTTCTCTTGCATCATAACCTTGTACCATACCACCATGTTGAGCAAACATCTTAGGTGGTTTTTGTGGTTTAGGTCTGGAAGGCTTACCCTTCTTGCTACCCCTTCCTGCTACCTTAACATCACCACCTTTCTTATACCTTTTACGTTCAGTTTCAGACTGAGTACCTGCTCTTGTCTCTTCTGCAGGAGATAGTCCTACACGACTCATTCTATTTTTCTTTGCCATAATTTGTCCCCCTCCTTTCCAACCTGTAAAGTCGTCTTGTGCTCGTTGCTTCTCAGCCTCTAAAAACTCTAGCAGTCCATCGAAATCCTTTTCTCCCAAATTTTTAATACCACCTTTTCTTACAGCCCTTCTTGCAGCCCCTTCTCCCATACCTTGATATTTTCTTAGAAACTTAGCTGCTCTTCCTGACGGAAACGGAATATCTTCCTTGTCAAAAAATTCTCGATAATCTTTGATTGCTCTTTCCATTCTTTTCATTTTTGCTGTGGGCTTCTTTCTTTCTTTAGTCGAAAGTTTATGCCCTCTTTCAAAATCTTTTAGACGCTTACGCCTTAATCCTCTTTTCTTCTCTTTCGCTTTCTTAGTTTTTTCAGATACTCCTTTTACTGCTTTTCTTATCAATTTTCCTATTAGTGGTGCTGCTACCATAATTATGTTCTCCCTCTAAATTTACTTTATTGATGCTTTAAAATTATTCTTTTTAAAAGAAAATTTTCTACTGAACTTTCTGATGCTCTTATAATATTCTTTAGCCTCTGTCTTCTAGCTTGTCTCAATTCATTCTTACTAGCCATAACTATTTCCTTCCTTTTGAAACACTGCCCCAACCATGTGTAGCTTTACCTACACCTCTTGGTTTAATTTGACCACCACTCTGTTGTACAGTTAGTTTACCTGCTTTTACCATCTCCATAATATCTTCTATACTTTCATTAGCACCTCCAGGGCGCATTTGTTCAGCAACCTGTTTACGAGGGGGAGCATACAGACCTGTGTCTACCATTCCTCTTCGATTTTTTCTAGTTCTAGGTACAGGTTTACCCTGTCCAGTTAGTGCAAATCTTCTACGTTGAGCAGCAGATAAATTCTTTGGAAGAAGTACTTTTGATTTAACTGGTCCTAATCCTTCAACTAATTGTTTTCTAGGAGTAACTGATGGATCAAGACCAAAACCTGAATGTCTATCTACTCCTGTAGGAATTATATTAGAAGTCTTCCTGGGGGGATTATAGTTAGGATCAAGTAATTTTGTTTGTTGTTCTAATTTCTTCCGCCATCTTGGCGATACAACATGAGCACCCTTTATAAAGCGTGAACGAGTTCGTTTAGTAGTAGCTTTCTCTCTTCGTGCAGGAGACATCTTATCCCACGCTGATATTCTTTTTTGTTGTTCAGGAGACAGACTATCCCAATATCTTTGTTGTGCCGCAGTAAAAGATTGTTTCTTAATTGTCTTTTCCCCTACTTTCTTTTTCCTCTCTCTAACAATCTTTTCAGCTTCTCTTCTTGTTACACCTTCTTCATCCATAACCTTCTTAACAGCAGTTGTAGGTCTACCTCTAATACTTTTTCTTCCTCTTTTTGAAGTTTTTACTTTAGGTTTTTTGGGATCTTTTGCTTTAGTTTTTCTTGGAGCTTTTGTTTTAGTTTTTTTAGGTTTCTTAGAAACTTCTTCAACTATATCAACTAAAGCATCTATTCCCCATTTAATAGTTTTTCCTACTAATTTTCCTGCCGCCATAGTTCTACTCCTTATAAGTTATTTCTTTACCAGGGGAATAGTCTACAACTACATCTTGTTCTGGTCCCTGAACCGCTGGTCCCTTTCTTGCAGCACCAAAGCCTTGCCCTGTTGGATTACCTGTAACTTCCTTCATAGCCTTTTCATAAGCTGCGTAACCCTTCTTATCATATGAATAATCTTTTCCTTTAAATGTAGGCATTATGTTCTCTCCCTATTAAACTTGTCCACCTTTTTTGTAACCTGTTACAACCTTATTTTTTCCTACAAGACCACCTTTGTCTCTATATACTTCTGGATATAGTCCAGGCTGACCTCGACTCATTACTCTTTTACGATGTTTTTTTGCAGCCCGTCGTTTTGCTGATGTACTCTGTCTTTCAGGGGGTGATTCCTCCTCCTTCTTACCTACTATAGCTGACAAAATTGATCTAATGAGCGATGGATCTTTTGGTAAAAAGTCCCCAATTTTTCCTATTGTGCTTCGTTTTGGATCATACATCTTTTCACGATAAGTTTCTTCATCATATTTTGGATCTTGAAGTCTAGCTATATCTCTTTGATGTTGACGTTGTTTACGACTTTTTGGTGTCATCGCCATTATGTTTTTCTCCTATTCATATTTTTAAATGTTCTTGCTAAGTTATATCTTTTAGAACCTGGAGGACAAGTTTTACTTCCAAACTTTTTGCCTGTGCAAACTCCTTTAGTTCCTCTTCGTTTAATAGATGCTGTTGCTTTTTGAATCCACTTTTTATTTTTAGCTACTTTTCTATTTCCTTTCAGTTCTCTTGGAATATCTCCTCTATTAATAGCCATTAAGGACGACCTTGAATAACAGGATCAGCAGCACCTGCAGGACTTGCAGCTACAGCCATATCATCTTGTCTTGTTCTTCTGGCTTGATTTCTTAATCCATCAATAGCTAATTTAAATTCTCCTTGCCATAAAGGTACTGTATTAAAACTTTTATTATAAAGAGAAGCTTCAATCATACAAGCATAAAAGAGTGCGTCATAACAAAAATCAGAGAAATAATTATTAGGAGCAGCAGATGTAAGAGTAGCAGGTCTGGAAACATGAAGAACCTCTCCATCATAAGTTGATGTAGGTGTTGGGGCTAAGTAAACAGCTGTATTGCTTCTCATTGCGTAATACTTTGGTTGACCTACGGAAGCACTGACATAAGGCCAAAAATCATAAATATATTCTTGTGTTCTTGGAAGCAAACTAATTCTACTATTTGCAGTTCCTGCTGGAGCAGAGACAGATGCAGATACAAGAATGTTGAAATTTCTCACAATCCTTGTTCCACTTGGTAAAGACACTAATGGATTATTAGCTGAAACAGCTACAGAAGTAAATGTATTCAATCCATAATCATCCAGTTGAGTAACTAGACGATTTTCTGCCTTATTAATAAAATAATCTATGTGGGTTGTAAATTCTGTCCCATCATTTTCAGCAGTATTTTGAATATCTGTTACAAGTGAAGAATAAGAAGGCATATAGCTTAACCATAAAAAACAGTTAAAACGGCGGCACTTGAAGGTGCAGAAACTTTAATTACTCCACTAGCTCTTGGTCCATAATCTCCTAAATAAATATCTGCTCCAGCTACAGCCTTAAACTTTGTTACAGCACCAACAGTATTAGAGGAAACACCCCCTGCTACATTAATCTGCTTCTCAGCGGTAATAAGATAATCTCCTGCTACATCAGCATATAAAGCATATATTCTTGTAAAAGAATCATTTGTATTACTCGAATTTAAAGTAACTGAAGTTGTAATGTCAACTAGTAACCCACTTCCAGTTCCACCACCGTCAACCATTGCTGTTTTAATATTAGATGACATAGTTCATTCCTTTTAAAAAAGATAAGAAGGAGGGATTGCTCCCTCCCCCTTAATGGTTGAATTAACCAGTGTTACCATAGAAACCTCTCCAGTCAGACCAACCAAAGCTGTAACGCTCTCTGGCCTTGAAGCGTAGATTTCCTGTATCAAAATCTGGCTCCATCTTAGTCTGTAGAGGTGCCCTAACAAACATCTTAGTACCGTTAGGAACATTAGTCTTAACGTACCAACCATCTGTATCTGTAAAGCGACGATTAATATGTGAACCCTTTGGTAGCATTGACATACTACGAACTGAGTTCACATCGTTCCACCCTGATGGTCCTGTAAGAGCAGCACTACCATCAATGGCGATAGTACCTGCTGACGGAACCAACTGGGAGTTAAGTAGTGAATTAGCCGTCGCCCAATAATCTGGCGGAATATGAAGTGATATAGCAGACCCACCAACCAGAATACCTCGATCATCCTTAATCTTTTGAACCGTTGTAAGTGCAGATTCAAGAGATGCATAAGCAAGATCAGCAGCACTCAAGTTATTAGACTGATTGCCATCACTTATTGTTGGATGGGCAGCACTGAATAAGGGCACCCCATCTCCACCATGATAATTAGCAGTATCGGTAAAGCCGTTGTTAAAGATATCAGCAGCTTTAACCTCCTTTGTATTAGCCATAGCTCTTGCAAGACCCTTGGCACGGAGTTTAGCGAAAGTATCATAAAGATTATCTTCCATCGCCTCTTCCGTTACAGCAAAAGCAAGACTAATTGTTTCGTTAGTATAACGGGCAGTATAACTTTCTGAAGCTGTATCATAAGTTACTGCGGCACCCTCTCCCTTAACAGGAGCTGTACCGAACCCAGTAAATAGAACCTCTTCTTCAAAGGCTCTGTCTGAATTTTCAATTTCAAAAAGTACTCTATGCTCGTTATCAACATCCCCGTATTCTAAACCAAACACGGCATTCAAACCGGGGAGTAGTTCTTTAGCAATACTAGCTCTATTAATAGCCATGATTTAACCCTCCCCTTATGCTAATGTTACGCTAGGTGCAAGCATCGCCTTGTGATGTGCAAGCCTAACTTCAAGTACTGGATATGCTCTTTCTAATGCAACAGTAATATCATTTCCAGGTTCGTTTTTCACAGCTACTGCATAAACATCAATAGCTTGTGTTGCTAGTCTGGTTGCGGCTTTCACACCAAAACCTGACTGGCCTGTAACAGTTGATCCAGCACCAACAGTCAATCCAAAAAAGGATTTATTAATATCACCAGCAGAAACAGAAGTATCTGCCTGGATATAATATGTTGATGTAGGATCTGTGTCTACCATAGCCGTTGCATTAGTGGCAGAAGTGCCACTAGGCCAATATTTGCTCCATTTTGGTTGTCCATCCTGAACATAATGACATCCCTGAAATACCCCTGCAACAACAGGAGCATCACCAAGAGAAGTGCCGCCAACAGTAACTGGTTCACAATTACCTAAAGTAGTCTGAACTGTATCACCAGTAAAAATGTTTTTAGCTAGCGCTGATGCAATAGGAATCTCCTCAAAACCAGTGGAGTTAGCACCAGAACCACGCTTTCTTGCAGGAAGGAAACCACGGAGAGCTTTTGTAGTACTCATATTTTTCTCCTTACTAGATTTCCCTAGTAAACCCTCTAACTAGAAATTAGTCCTGAAAAGTAGGACTTCTTCCTCTTGTAATAGAAGACTTACTACTATTTGTTATAGGCATTCTGGAATCAGAGGAATTTTCTAACTGAGAATTAACTGCAGTCATAAGATTATCACTCTTATTCTGGAAATACCTCTGACGAGCAGCGATTTTTCCTTTAGGCATTTTTGCTAAAGCCAAGTCTCCACGACAGACTGTACCACTGTATCGCCCTTCCTCCAGCACGATAGAGGAATGTGCCATCTCAGGAACCTCATCTGGAGAAACAAAAGTCCATCCTTCAGTCAGCTTCTTCCCTATATTCTGATAGTCATCGTTTTCTCTCAGCTTAATTCGTAGCCAGCGTAGACCCATTTCTTGATCATCAAAACGATTTCTAACACTATCAGGAATATCTAAAGCATCTGGCTCTTCGTAAGTCCATTCTGTTTCTTCTCTAGTTTCCAATTCTCTTTGATTTGCACTTCGCGCATTTTGATTACGTGTATTCATTGTGTTATCCTCCACGCTGTGTTTGAATAGTTGTATATTCTCCATCGGCTAAATCAGCCTTTCTTTTTTCTGCAGCATATACCTCAAGAGGGATATTCCATTTATTAGCTAATCTCACATCTTCTTGTGATAGTTTAACCTTTTTACTGGAACCTGCAGGATTGCGTGATGCTCCTGCAACTACTTGAGCGGGTTGTTTCGTAACCCGACTCGAAACATTATCTTGTACATCCTCATACTTATGAGGAAATTCTTTTTGTAATCTTTTATCTATTTCTGTATAAAAATTATCGTCAGAAGTATCAAATCCCTTTTGCTTTAATTCAGCATCTACAGCTAAAGCTGCTGCAGTTCTAACTGAATCTTTACCGAACCAGTCATTTTCTGCCGCCCAACTTTGGGCTTTGGGATCAGGAGCTTGAGAAACTTGTTGCTGATATTGCTGTTGTTCTGCTTTTTGAGCAATAGCTCTTTCATAATTAGAAAGAGCATTTTTTCTTTGGCTTAAATTCTGTAAATCAAGTTGTGACTGATTCAAAGCTTCTTGAGCAGCAAGAACTTTTCCTGAATCACCATCTTCATAAGCTTCTTTATAATTACTTCTTGCTAATTCAATCTTATCTGTAAGTTGATGTTCAGAAAGTTCTGTACTTACTTTTTGGGAATCTGCGAATTGTTTTTCTCTTGAGAGCATACCTCTTTTCATTTCCTCATTTTGAGACATTAACTGTTGAATATGCTCATCTCTCTCTTTTCTCTGAGAAACTAATTGTCTAATTCGTTTTTGCGCTCCTTGTGTTTCTATACCATCAAGCTCTTCTGGTTCAGATTCTTTATTCTTCTCTACTTCAAACTCTACTTCTTCTTCTTTAGAAACTTCCACTTTGTTCCAATCATCCTTTTCAGTACTCATACTTTATTCTCCCTTTACGTTGCCACGAAAGCAATACGGTTTACGGTTTATCTATTATACTATATTTTGTTGTAGTCGCGCAACCCCCTTTAATTAGATAAATTAAATGTTGGGTCTAAATATTTAGGATTTTGTACTTTTAACAGAATTTGATCATCAAACAGAAGAATTAATTTAACTCCTTTATATTGCATCTTTACCCCTGCATTCTTACCATAACATACATAATCTCCTTTTTTACACCACGGTCCTTCAGGAAACTTATCTTGATCTATATATGCCAATTTTCCTAAAGTAAGAACTTTTCCTACTGTAGTAAGATAAGCCATGTCAGCTTGTGTTGAATCAGGTAGAAGAACACCTCCTTTTGTTTTCTTTTTTATAGAAACTGGACGAACTAAAACATGGTATCCTGGGATTACAGGAAGAGGAGATGGATCAGAAATTTCTTTTTCTTTCCCAGAAATCCACATATCATTTTTAATTGCCTTACTTAAAACTGGTTGCTGCATATCTATTGTTCTCCTTTAATCATCTTCGTTATCTGAATGCATTCTTTTTTTCAGAATATCTGCCAAGATTCCTCTTGACCATTCTATTCCTGCACAGTAACCAACCATATATTTGTATGTAGAAAAACTATCTGCACTTCCAGAGGCAATTCCTCTAACTATATTTTCTAATTCTTGATTATATTTTTGTACTACTTCATCCCAAAGTTCCATTAATTTACTGGTGCTTTACAGATATCAAGAGAAGTTAATGAAACAGTTGGATTCTGATAGAACTTAGGCCATCCTATGCCATTAGCTATATATCCTATAACTAATCCTAAAAATACAGCTAGGACAGTCCTTCTCCATACTTCAGCCCAACACCAGTGATACATTCTGCGAATATAATTTCCTAGTGTTGATAATAGTGGTGTAATTATTCTCATATACTAATCCTCATATAAATGGTTATACTAACTCTTTGAAGATCTAGCTCTACTAGCTATTTCTTCAGTTTTTATTAAACTTTCTTGAGCTTGTTTATTTGTTTCTGATTCATTTCTATCTGCTGAATCTATTAACTTTATTAAAGATTTTAATTGTTCTATACTACCTTTTGTTTTATTTCCTTCTGAAGATTCTGATAGTTTTGCCAAAGTATCTATAACTTTCAATTCCTGTTCCTGATTTAAATCAGCATCTTTCATAGCTGCTTGAAATAACATATCTACAGCTTTCATAGATTGTTTAGCAATTCTATCTCTTTCTTTTTCTTCAGCCTTACCTTGCTGTTCCTTTCCTTTTTGAAGAGTCTTTACAGCTATTTCAGATTCTTCAATATCTAACTTTCTATTTTCTAAAGCAGCTTCTGCTGCATCAGTTTGTAACTGTATCTGAAGTTTCTGTTTCTCTAAAGCTAGTCTTGCTTTTTCAATCTCAACCATTTGTTGCTCTGGAGTCTGTTGTGGACCCATAGCCATGTTTGCATTAAGAACTTGTTGTGCAGCTTGAGCCATAGCAAGTTCTGCTGTTTGAGGCATCGCTGCCTGATCAGGTGGTAACTGTTCAACCATCTTTCTTGCAACACCGCTTACCTGTTCCTGATATTTCATAATTGAATGTTCTTGAATATTGGACTCAATAAGTGGTTTGACCCTTTGCATAATTGGAGATTTTCCAATAGATGGATCTTGTAAATATGCCATCTTTACCTGAATATGAGCGTCATGATTCTGTCCAGGGAAAGCACCAATAGGAACTCCCTTTGTTGCAGCCATGATATCTGACATAGGATCAAGAGGTTTAGCTTGAATCTTTGGAGGAAGTATCTGATCCAGATTAGGCATATTTGCTGAACTAAGAATTGTTCTATTTAAAGCTTCAAGATTGAACATACCGGGAGGAGACTGTTGGGCTAATTGCATAGCCATTTGAGCCAACATCATCCTGTGTGCATTAGAGGGAATATTTGGATCTGAAACTGGGATAATATCTACCCTACCGTCAAAGTCCATTTTCAAAACATGACGGGATTGCCCCGGCACGTTGAACGGATATTCATTTGGCAAGAAATCGTGATTAATTCTTGCCAAAATTCTTAGCTCATCTTTCTGCGATTTGTGAAGTCTTTTATGTATAGCACTGAAAAACTTACTTGACGCTTCAAGCAAAGCCATTGTCGTTCCAACAGGACCATATGAAGAAGCATCTGATATCAGTTTTTCTGTACTATCAGCAAACTTCTGTCCTGCTCCTGAGACAAAGCCAAGCATCTGGAACAGAGTCGAGGAAGGCTCTTTATATGGCAAAGTAATAATTGCTTTACTTAGGTCCATACCAGTTGCTTCAACTTCTTTAAATTCCCCCGGTGCTATTGGATCATTATCGCCAACAATTCTTACACCCTTGGCCTTATATCCTCCCGGTAGGTTCGCAAACTGACCAGCATCTATCAGTGCTCTCATGGCTGCTGTTGCAGTCATCGTGAGATTACCTAAGAAATGAATCAGTCCTAACCCGTAAAAACCGAATCCCGGTACGAACCTATAATGTACAAAATGTAATATTTTTTGTTTTGTTTCGTCGTTGGATTTATAGTTTCTACGAATACTTAAAATTTTTCTTGATTGTTCTTCTAATGTTACAATATATGGAAGAGCTATTCCTTCTTCATATTCTGGATCATCTTCTAATTCCAGATAACAATGTTGTTCCAGTAAAGTATATTGAGGATCATCTGCTCCTGCAGGAGACACACCAAGGATTGTATCCATCTTTGTTGTCATTGCACTTTGCATAGGTATTCCTGCATCTGGAAGATCAACATCCATATACATACCTGAAGCTATTTCTCTAGCTAAATCATTTGGACTTCTGTAAATTACATGAGTATATCTATCTGCCTTTCTTAAATCACTTGCATAATAGGATATATAAAACTGATCAATAGGAACAAACTCTGAAACTGGTCTATTTAAAGATGCATCATAATAAATCTTTTTGAATGCTGAACCTATCAATGGCAGATGGAAAAGCATTCTTTCAAACTCGTCAAAGTATTCAGGCATCTGCTCAGTAAGCTGATAGTTCATAAACTGTTGTACTCTATCAGCTTGCATTTCTTTTTCTGGAGTATAGTCTCCCATAACTTGAGCTTTAACTGGACCAGCAGGAGGAAACAATTCATTGGATGCTTTAGACTGGAACTTAACAGCATTCTCTACAAGCATTGGATGGACTGCTGTACACGCCCCCTCGAAAGGCTGTGAGGCTTCTTCAAGCTTTAATCCAAGAAGATCGAAACCTCTTTCAAACATAGACTCCCATTCATTTCTTGAATCCTTATCTGCTGTAAACTTATCAAAAACTCCTATAGATATATCTTCCAATTCTGTATCATCTATGTTTTCAGCAAGATTTTCAAACCATTCTTCTGTTGTTGGCTTTTGTTTAACTTCTTCAGTATCTTCAAAATTGACTACAACTCCCCCATCTGGGGATGCATCAATAGTTACTGATTCTCCTATCTCTGCAGCTACTCCACTTTGTCCTGTAGGAAAAGATATTACTTTTGCCTGTTGGTCTATCATCTCATATGGATTTCTTTCAGTTGCCATTCTTTTTCCTTTAAAGTGTTTCTCTTAGTTTATCTTTCAATTTTTCTATTATACCATTAAAAATTCCAGTACGCAACCCTCTTCTGTCTTCTTGGATTTTCATCATCTTCCCAAGAGGGATCATCTGGATGTCCAATTCTCCAAGACTCTCTCATATAGTGTACAGCCATTGTTAATGCATCTACCTGATCATCGTGTCTTCCATTAGGAAATGTTATTAATTCTTCTATCAACTCACTTGCCCACCTTTTATTTTTTGGTATCCAAACTCTTCCTGCTTCCAATAAAGGACTTGCTGCGTAAACTCTAGCAACTTTATCTTTATCTGGAGTGTATTCCAGAACTGGAAGACCTCCTCTTCTCATATCTTGTATCAGAGACTGTCCAGATGCTTTCTTTTCTATGATACAGATATCTGGTTTATATTCTTCATAAAGAAGTTGGGCCATTCTTCTTAGATCAGGGTATTCATATCTTCCTCTTTGGTTCCCTAAAAGAATAAGGTTTCCTCCTAAGTATTCTTTTCCTTTTTCAGTTTCTTCTGATGTATCAAAAATACCCCAAGTCTGGATTACACTGAAATCTGCAGTTGTTCTTGTACTGAACGCTGTATCATAGGTCTGAATTATGAAATCACAATCTGGAGGATCTTCATATTCCCATTCCTGTAGCCATTTCTTCTTTATAACTCCCCCTTCTTCTGGGGTTGGGTTCTGCATATACAAAGAATCCCAATATCTTGACCCATTACTTGCTATAATCTCTTCTTCATCCACTCTCAAGATTTCATCTGGCTTCCATTCAGGGAAATAGCTTGATCCAATGGGGAGATCCAGTAATTCAGAAGCTTCTTCGTCTATCCATGCAGGGATCTTTACAACTTCCCAAGGATATGTTAGCTCCATATCCATAATCTCTTGTTGTTTAAGCAACCAACCACAAAGATCATCGTGATGATACCTAGTATTAATTATAACTATAGCACCGTTGGGCATAATACGGGTTCTCAAGCCAGCAGGATACCATTCCTTGATGTATCTTCTTCCAGCTGCAGAAAAAGAGTCTTCTTCAGACATTGCATCGTCCAATATAGCTACATGAGCACCTCTACCAGCAATCTGACTCCTTACACCTGCTGCATAATACGTCCCATTCTGGTTTGTTTTCCACTTTCCTGCTGCTCTTACATCTGATCTTAGAGTAACTCCCTTGAATATCTCTTGAAACTTGTCCATTCCAACCATATCTCTTACTGATCTACCGAAATCTGAAGATAATTGGTCACTATGAGAGATTGTTAGGATCTCATGCTCTGGATTATTGCCTATATACCATGCAGGAAAGAGTTTTGAGCAGATTACTGACTTTGAACTACGAGGAGGAAGGAAGACCATCAGCCTTTTTATCTTTCCTTCCTTGACTTTCTGTAATCTATCTGCTAAAACCCTGATATGTTTCCCCATTTTCCAATCAGAGACAAGGGTTGGAGCCATTAATCTAATAAAAGACAGGAAATCCGTACTACATTTGGATGTAACCCTTTGATCCAAAAGGGAATGCATTGCAAGAAGACCATCGTACTTGCTTATTTCTATATTTTCTTGTATATTTGGTTCTATCATATGCTCTATATAGTTAATATAAGAAGAAAGAATGTAAAAAGTAAAATATAATGTATATAATCTTAGAAGAGTTAAGAAGGGTTAAGAAGGTTTCTTCTTTCTGTGTAGATTATAACATATTTATATAGACTACACAAGCCCCAGCCTTGAAATAATTTATTGCCCCCTTGTATTTTTCAGTAATTTTTTGAGAGCAGGGTTTTATATATATACACGCAGGGGCGCTTTCGTGGGTGGGGGTGCGTAGATCCGCGAGGTGGCCAGCCTAAATTTTCCAAACCTGTTTCTCTCTCGAAGAAGGACTCATTATGAGTCCTTCAAGAGAGGAAACAGAAAGGGGAAGTTGAGTTGAGTCATCGAAGATGGGAAAGAAAAGTCTACTACGCTACTCTGTAGCGTTGAGGTAAACTCCACTAGCCTGTTGTTACACAACAGTTTTCCTGTCTAAAACTTTGGAAACAAAGTTTATTACACATGATGAATCGCTGTAGCGATTTGACGAAACTTGACAAACTTTCGCAACCTGTTTACTCTCTTTAAGAACGAACTCTAGCGAGTTCTTAAAAGAGTAAACAGTTAAGTAGTTTTCTATCAACCAGCCAGCAAGGGAGTTAATTCTCATGGCAAATCGCACTATGAAGGTTCTACAAAGTCTTTCCGCCAAAGGCCGTTGGACTACGCTAAAGACTAATGACAAGGGTCATCACCCCAAGTTCAAGGCGACAAGGGATGCTGGCCGTCCAGTTAGGGTACTTCACCCTAATGGTAGCTTCAAGGTCTTTGCTAATGCAGAGGCTCTGCCTGAAGGGATGGAAGCGTCCCACAGAGCATAGTCAAAGAGCCATATAGCCTCTATAGAGTGAGTTCTTACGAACTCTATAGAGGCTTATATGGGTTCAGGAATTTCTGTCACCTCAATGGAGCAAAGCAAATGAGTACAGATTTAAGATCCCACGCACCTAATGTCACCTTGACAAGATTTGCTGGTGGAAGGGAAAGGGGTGCCTGTGTTCAAGTAACTACCCCAGCTTCCCCAGATACAAGGGCTGCTGGGGCTTTTTATGATTATGTTCAATTAACAAGAAGCCAAGCCGCCGCTTTAGCAGCAGATTTGTTAGACTTTGCACAAGGCAGAGAGGAAGAAGATTTACACGGGGATTGATTTTCTTGACCAAAGGAGGATAAATAAAATGTTGCAGAGCCAAATTATTGCTAGACTTCAAGCCAGACAAAGTGTTATAAAACTAGCTATGAACTGGGTTGGTTTCCTGATTTTCTTTGTTTTGGCAGGAAACTTTGCACTCAACCTGATACTACCTTGTTAGGAGATAAATAAAATGGGAACATGGAATTTGCAATTTGAAGGAATGAAGGAAATCTTTTCTAAGCCTATCTTGGCTCGTGATGCTATCCAAACTATACAAAACCATATAGGAAATGATGCCTTGTTTGACGAGTTGGACGAACTAAAAGAAACTGATCCAACGAAGGATGTACGTTTTATAATAAAACTCCACCTGGAAGATATATTGGTTGAGACTTCTAGCCCTGGCTGGATGACAGTAGCTCTCAGGCATGACATAAATCTCCTAGATCATGGAGAATCTAATATGCAAAAAACAATCAAAGCCTTTACATTAAGAAAATCAGAAAGGACATACAAACAGTCCAATAAAAGCTTTAGAACTTTTATAGGAGCAAAGTAAATGACAAAGTGTACTGAATGGGGTGACACTATACTTGTAAAAGAAAGAAATATTTTCGGTGAAGATAAGATATATCCTGTCTGTAGCCAAGCAAAACTCTTTGCAAACCTAGCAGGAACTAAAACTATCACTCTGGATGCTCAACGCATTATTAAAGATGCTGGTTTCACAATCCAAACCCAGGGTAGAACACTATAAAAAGATCCATATAGTCTCTCTAGAGTGAGTTCTAACGAACTCTAGAGAGACTTATATGGGTTATGGAATTAACAGCGGAGTACAGCGGTATGTCTATGACGGATCAACTAAAA